TGCTGTCCTCTATACTTATGTCCCATGGGTCTGTCCCGTCAGGTAATTCTACTCCTAACTTTCCTAGGGTGAATTTCATACCTACATCTAATTTACCTATCATTATACTTGCTTTTGTATCAGTATTTACTATCATTACATTTGCTGTAAGTCCTGTGTCCTTCTTTAATTTATACATATATATCACTCCTTTCATTATATATGAATTGTTTGAATACTAGGGTTTATCTTGTTTACTTCTTCTAACCAGTATTTAGATTGCCCTACTAGAATTGTTTTTCTTAATGCTTTTAATTTATCTTTTGACCAGCTGATTTGACCACCACCATCTGTTACTCCAATTGGTGTGTATCCTAACTGTTCAGCTTTCCAGCATAACTCTATTGTCCTGTCACCGTCATCACTGTAGCCACAGTCTGCGTGTACACTCATAAAGTCTTTGAATTGTCCTTTGTAGTAATCACTGTTTCTGCCTGCTGGGTCATGTTTAATCTTTGCTCCATCACCACTAAACCAGCTTGTAGGTGTTTCCATTGCTTGTGGTATTGACTTAGAGATTATGTCTTTAAATGTTTCCATTTGTCTACCCATACTACCTGAGGCGTCGAAGCATAACCATAAGGCTACACGTCCTGGCTTGCTACCTTTAAGCACTGCACCTGGTGTTTGTATATAACTTGGTCTTGAGTAAGTTCTGTTTCTTTGAGATGTAACAAGTCCGTTCAATGTTTCTGTTAACTTACCTAGTCTTGCTTTTAATCTTTTTATTCTGTTTATCTCCTCTATGTATCTTCTGCTTTCGTCTTCTGTTATGAATTCTTTATCGTCTATATCTTTTAGCTTTGACCAGTCTGTCTTATCATGTTCAGGTTCTAGTGCGTCTTTTGTTTCGGGTTTAGTATCGTCTTTTTCTTTGCCGTCGCCTGTATCTTCGTGTCCGTGGCTTTCGCCGTGTCCTTTTTTATCTGACTTACTGTCACCTTCATCTGCTTTGCTATCACTTTTTGTTGGCTTACGTTCTTTACTCTTGCCACTTGATTTGTCTTTCTCTTTTCCTTCTTCTTCATCTGATGTACTTGATTTGCCTTTGTCTTCAGGGTGTTTGTGTTCACTGTATTCAGTTAACATTTCTTCTAGTGTAAATGTTTTGAATGTGTAGCCTAATGAATTTCTGTTTCTAAACTGTGCTAGGTTTAACTGTGCTGTTTCAATTAATTCAGGAAACATTTTAGACAAGCTGTCATGTACTAATATGTCCATTATAATATTGACCTCTTCTTTAGTTACATGAAATTCATCTTCTGTTGATGTACTGTCTAGCTCTTGTAAGTATTTGAAAAATCTGTTGTGATGTCTTAACTCATTGTGAAATCTTTCATGCCATAGTAACCATTTAAGCATTTTGTGGTCGTAAGCTGGTAAGATTTTAAATAAGTTATCATCTGTGTTCACAAATATTTTGTTACCATCTGTGTATGCTACTGCGTTTCCTATGTCTAATACATTTGCGTTTTCTAACATTATTGCTGTTTCTATATCTCTTGGTATTTGATTTAAGAATACATTAGCCATAATAATTACTCTCCTTTCATTATTCCTGCGATTTCTTCATCACTTAAGAATTCACTAAACTTAGCTCTTAGCTCTTCTTCTGTAGATATTGTTTCTGCACCGAATAGTATCTCGCCATCCTCCTTGAATTGTTTATAAATTGTTCTTGCATTTTTTAGCATTTCTGCTGGGTCTAAATTCTTAATACCTTTTTGTATGTCATATAGTTTAGCTGTTAAGGCTGCACCTAATTTACTTTCAAGAAACATTGCGTCATAGTCATATTGTAATATATCAAGTGCTAGGTCTATATCTCTTGGACTTATCTTTGCGTCTAGCATAACTTTAATATATTTTGCAACCTGTGGAATGTTTTTCCATTTTGCTTTTAAGTAGTTTGTTGTTTCTCTATCATTTGCTATTAATTGAAATATAAAAAATCTGTTTAGAAGCGGTGTTGGTAAGTCTGTTAAGTAAACTGTGCCATCTGTACCATCTGACATATTACCACAAGCTACTACTTGACATTTAGCGATAGAGTGTCCTGCCCATTTCCTTTTTGCTGGGTCTGGGTAAGCTATTCTATATAGTGTGTTTAATGTATCTGGTGAGGCTTGGTTTACTTCATCAAAGAATAGTACGTAACCCTCGCCTTCTTTTTCGAAGAAGTCTGTAAGCTCTTCGTCTAACATTCTTCTGTATGCTTTGCCGTCCTTCATTATGTATGGGATACCTGCGACCTCCTCTGGTAGTCTACCTGCTAAGTCAAAGTCTAATAATGTCAAGTCATTTTCGTCTGCATATTCTTGCACTATAGCTGTCTTACCTAAACCGCTTTGTCCTAATACTAACATATTCTTTCGTGTTTTAAGTCCATTCTTGAATTGTGTTGCTGTAATTTTTACATATTCCATAATTTTACTCCTTTCAATTGTATGTGGTTTAGATTAAAGGCTACGCCTTGTCCACATACTGTTCACTTTTAATTATACTATAAATTTAATCAAAAGTCAAGTTCTTATAATTCTTCTAATCTTTTGATTTCATCATTAATTGTTTTTAATTGGTGATAAAATGTATCGGGTGCTTCTTCATTATTGTCTTTTGCGTATTCAATTAAATTCATTAGTCTATTTCTTTCATCGATTAAAGCTTGATAATAGTCCATTTTTTTACTCACCCCCTTTTAATTCACTCATTATACTTGTGTAGCTATCGTTAGCACCTATTACTATATGGTCTAGGAATTCTAGCCCCATTATTTTAGAAGCCTCTTGAATTCGTTTAGTTATGTTAAGGTCATCTTTACTTGGTGTTGGGTCACCGCTTGAATGGTTGTGTACTAATATGAATTTACTTGAATTTGATAATATTACTACTTTAAACATTTCACTCATACTAAAGTTTGCAAACCCTGTTGTACCTGTTGCTATTTCTGAATAGGTATTTATTTGATTTTTATTATCTGTTGCTATTACTATGACCTTTTCTGTTGTTGCTAGGTCATACTTTTCGTGTGCATTTATTAATTTTACAATGTCTGTTGGTTTTGTTATTTTATCAAGTGTATATATTGCTTTGTTATCTCGTACCATTTGTAATTTGATTTTTTGTATCTCCATTATGCACACCCCCTTACCAGCATTTTGATTTTATTTATTAGTGGTGCCTTTTCTACCATCTCTAGTGCCTCATTAAATATGTCCTCCTCATTTCCTTTTATGTAGTCAAAGTAGTTGCCCATATCTTTTGCGTATTCATTTATAACCCTTTTTGCTATTAGTGAATATAATATCTTTTTCATTTTTTATACCCCCTTTTATATTTTTTATTTTATGGGGCGATTATTATACACGCCCCTTTACTTTATTGAATGCGTTACTTGCTGTTTTATTGTCTAGCTCAGCTATTAAGTCTGTAAGTCTTGCTGTTGCATCTGCTGTTACATCTTCGTTGTAGTGTGCTACTAGTGAGTTATATTCTTCTTTTACTATTTTATCTTTTCCTAATTTGTCTTGTTGTGCTTTTAATTCGTCAATTTGTTTTTGAATTTCGTCATATTTTGCTTTTTCTTCTTCTGTATATTCTTTTACTACTTTTGCGTTGTTACGTTTTAAGTTTAGCAAAACTTTATTCTCATTATCTTTGAATTGCTTTTCTTCTGTATTTTCAAGTCTACTTATGAATATATTTGACTTGCTTTTGTATGTTTCTGTTGCAATATCTCCAATAGCTTTTATTAGTAAAAATGTATATTCTAAACGGTTTTTATAATTATTCATTTTCTTACGCCTCCATTTCCTTCTTAGTCATTGTTTTAAAGCCATATTGATATAAAAATTCATTAATGTGTCTTGCGGTTGTTGATGAATACCAACCCTTAACCTTTACCTCGTCATGTCCTGATGGTGTCAATGTGCCGTCTGTTATTTCTGCAACTATTGTCGCATAACTCATTAGTAAAATGTGTCCTTTGTCGTCCTTATATACTTTAGCTTTTCCATAGAATGATTTTCTTCTGTCATATTGTGGTTGTAATTCATATAAAAATTCCATTTTCTTTTACCTCCATTTCTTTATTTTATTTCTTCTATTATTTTATTGTATTTTTCTTCTATATCTTTTGTGATTATATTATCTATATTATTATATGTTACATATTCTATATTGTTTATGTATTCGTTATAACTTGTTAATGCTTGTTTTATATTCATTTCTATCAACCCCTTTTCTCAATTCATTTATTTGTGCAGTTATTTTTTGCCACCTTTTAAAATCGCTTGTGTGGTTAGCTTGATATATTAATTCATTAATTTTGTTTTCTATTTTTTCTTTCATTTTTTCCAACTCCTTCCTTTTATTATATTATAACAAATTCAAGGAAAAATAGCTATTTTTAGAGTGTTGTATGTAGCAAAAGTGAACAGCCCAAAACCCTTGCCTAGTATATCTTTCAGGTGGAGAATTTTCATTGGCGACCCCCAAAACATATATTAGAACGAATATATTATGTAAACTAAAATAAAAAATTAGAACGAATATATTATGTAAACTAAAATATTATTTTAAAATTAAGTTGTACTCCACTTGTTTAAAATATTAATTTATAATATAATGTGAACAGGAGGTAATAAATTATGATTAAAATTACCAAAAATATAAAAGATGAATACACAAATGGTAAACTTCAAGATTTATTTGACGAAGTAGATAATGTTTTAAAAAAACGTGAAGAAATAAATGATCGTTACCTTCGTGGTATTACTTCGACAGATACTGTTTCTGGTACCAAAGTCCAAGTATTTTTTGAAAAATTCATAACAGATTTAGCAGCAGGTTATTTAAGTGGAGACATAACTTATAATTGTGAAATAGTAGACCAGTCAGAAGAACCAGCTTATCGCTTGCTTCATCCATCACATACCCAACCACTAGATCCAGATACAGCTGCACAACTTAAATTTATAATCACAACTCTCTCATCAAAAAATGATGACCCAAAAGTATTGAAATCTTTATTTCATGATGCAGTTCTTTTCGGCTGTTGTTATGAAAGACAGTTAGATTTAGTACCTACCCAAGCCGAGTCAATAGATGGACGCTCACCTAGCTCATCAGATCCAAATTACACATATTATCCACTATCTGCATTGAATACAGTTGCGCTATTCTCTACTGATATATCAGACATGTCACAGCAGTTACCAGTAGCGCTTATCACGAGATACACTCTATCTGCACGTAACGCGGAGGATAACCAAGAGCACACGCTGTATTATTGTATTGAATGTAATCCGTATACTAACTGTTATCAAACATCTATATATGATAAGACTACGGCGGAGGACGCCACATCTAAATATAAAACGACTGTCTCACTTAAAGAGGAGAAGCCTAGCACGCATACGGTGCCTACGTTCGCGGTATTCGAGCCAGACCCACAGATAAGCATCATTGACCCAATTATTTCGCTCGTCACATCATATGAAAACATTATGAACAACTTAAACAATATGTATCAATATAATGATACAGACGCTAAACTTAAAATATCAGGCTACAGACCTGAGAACCCAATAACAATACCTAATCCAGCGTTCGACCCAGACCTACCGGTCTCATCAAGTAACCCAGAAGTCATAGCTAACCCAGCTCGTGAGATTGAGGACGAACACTTAGTGAATTCTAAAACGTTTTTCGTACAAGAGGGTGGAGACGTCGCTTGGCTACTAAAAGAGATACACGCTGAGGACGCGACGAAATATTTGAAATATTACGTTGACAGTATCTTTCAGATAAGTGGTATACCTAATACTAGTGACGCAGCGTTCAACTCAGGTGATATGAATGCGAGCGCTATAGATAGAAAGTTTTACACCATGGCGCTGATGCTAGACGACATAAGACAAGGCGTGACTACTCTTATAAAGCACAGATGGGCTAACTTCTTTCAAAGAATTAATCTCATCTCTAGTACTTATTATAATATTGATGACATAACTATTCAGATAGGCACAAATCTACCTAGCATGACAGATGAAAACATAAATCAACAGTTAGCGCTAAACGGCATCATCTCACAAAAAACTCTTCTTTCAAATCTTGGTTACGACTACGCGACAGAA